TGTTCAGCTTTCAAACTATATTCCTGAATTGTACCCTCTGTTGCCAATTGAAGCCTCTGCTCAATATAAGCAGCTTCTTGCTCTAACTTTTCCCGAATCGATTCCTCATTCAATTCAGCCAGTTCTGCTGTGCGCTTCTTCTCCAAGTTCTCAATCGTGGCACTCATTGCCGCTCTGGCTTGATCTGTCAGATTTTCTTCTGTTTCCATTCGCTTCCTTAAATCTGCTATCTGATCATCATAACTTGAATTTATGGCTGCTCTCTGTTTCTCCACACTATCGGCAATCAGTGCGTTTTCAGAATCACGGAGAGCACGCATAGCTGCAAGCTCTTTATCCGAACGCTCTTGCACTAATTGTAACCGTTGTTCCTCCTCTTGATTTAATTTAGTTTGAGCCTCTGAACGTTGTGAATATAACTCCCTTGTTTTTGTATTATATTCTTTTTGAACATTGTACAAATTAGCTTCTGCTTGTGCCAATTCATCATTCACTTCTTTACTATTTTTTGTTCGCTCAGCTTCTTTTTTAGCTATTTCTAATCTCTGTTTCGCTTGTTCCAACTCATTATCTGCCATAGCTTTTTCCTTATCTATGGCTTTATTCAAGAATTGTATGCGTTCTTCTGCTGAATATTTATCCCTCTGAGCAGATTTCGCTCTCAAATCAGAGGCTTCCATACTTAATTTCGCATTCTCTACAAGGTCGCTCCTTTCTTTATTGGCTAAATCTAATTTCTGCTTTTCAAGTTCTATATAATCCTTTGAATTTTGATTTATGCTATCTCCTACTCCAATAAAATCCAAAAAAGCACCCACCAAACCAGTAACAGCTTGTGCGGCAGAAAGAAAAACATCTACAATAGATTCCACAACCCTTGTTATTCCGTCCATTGCCATTTTCAACGGAGCCAATACCTGCTGCAACTTAACATATTGTTCTTCGTTGTTCTTTGCTGAATTTGCAAGTTTCAAGAATAATGCCGTAATGACACTTATAACAGCAATTACCGGGTGAGATTTAAGAAGATCAAAAGCCTTACTTACCCCTATAACACCATTCCTTACAGCCTGAATTCCTGCAACAAGCTGATTGTTCCCAAATACGCTTTTGATTGCATTTTCATAGTTACCTACATTCCGGTTGAATCGACCGGTTGCCTCTTCTGCTCCTTTAAGCTCTTTTGTAACAGCATTAATCTTGTCTTGTAATTCTTTCCCTTTCGCCGAATCCCGTTCCGCCTTACTTAGATTGTCATATTCGGCAGTCAGATTGGATAAAGACGCACGCAGTTGAACAAGTGAACCTCTTAAATCCGATTCAACTTTAATATTATTTTGAATCTCTTTCCTAAGAGCTCGTATCTTTGTAGAATATTCGGTAACATGCTGTTTTGAAAGCTCCATTTCCCGATTATATTCTTCCCAAGAAACAGTTCCTTCCTTTAACCATTGGTTGTACTCTTTTTGCAAATTCTTTTCCCTTTCTATTTGGGTATTCAGCTCC